GTATGGTGTCTATGGATCCATCACTGCTGATATGAGTAAACGTCTTCCGTTCACCCATCTCACCACGAGTGTGCTGTATAGGACTACCCACATAATAGGTGTTCTTGGTGAGCATCTGGGGCTTGTGGTAATGGCCTAGTAGCACATAGTCAAAGCATTCTGGGTTCAGGTCACTGGAGGTCATCCTTGCCTTCAGCTTGTGTTCAAATGAACCTACAGTACCACCATCAACACTGAGGTGGGCACACAGAACCTTGACCACATCACCATCTTCTTCCTCATCATCAATGTCTGCTTGCTCAGCAGCTGTCTCCAGCCGTTCTACGAGCAAGTCCTTGTCATCAGTGTAAGGAACACAGTATAGCTTGACACCATCAGCATCAATAGACTGGACATCTGAATCCACCACAATGATATTGTCACTGTGATACTGAAGTAAGCTGTGAAACTTTCCATCACGAGAGTAATGGTCATGGTTACCAGCTAAGATAATAACCTTGATGCCTGACTCAACAATAGCCTTGAGATATTCACTGACACCAAAGAGGACATCAATCTCAACGGACTTCTGGTTGTGGAACAGGTCACCAAGGATAACTAAGTGCTTCAGTTTGTTCCTTACTGCATATTCACGCATGACTTCCAAGGTATCAAGGATGGCTTGTAGCCTACTGTTCCGGCCACCAGGTAATATGGTAGCAAAGTCAGAAAAGTTATGGGCGTGGACATCTGCAGTAAAGAGTACTGTCATTTATTCTTTCTCCGGTGGAGTCTTCTGAAGGGTGAAGGCCATGAGCCAATCTCCTTACAGATAGAGTCGAACTCATACTCCTTGCACATCTTGAACAACTTCTTTTCGTCGTACTTGCAAGAAATTGAACCGAGTTGCTCAAAAACTCCATCTGCTACTTCAGGAACAGTATGGATAGTCTTCAGATCCATCAGCTTGTGAAACAGCTCTATGGACTCTTTACCAGCAATGATCCGCTCAACCACCTTAGACTTCTTCTGGTTCTGCTGTTCAACCATCTTCTCAATGAGTTCATCAACTGTTGAACACCCTTCAACGAATACACGACCTTTAGCGGGGCCAACACCTTCAATACCAGGGATGTTATCAGATGAGTCTCCCACGATCGCTCTGTAAAGCAACCATGACTCCAGAGGTATTTCACCCTTGGCTTTCTTCTCAACTTCTTTAGACATCTCGGTAAAGTTCTTGTGATCAACATGTCTATGCTGCACGTGATTATACACTGACACATTGGTATCAACAAGCTGGAGAAAGTCCTTATCGTTCGATGCTATGACTACAGTATAGTCCTGCTTAAAGACATGACATAGTGTGGCTATGGTATCATCTGACTCGATGTCCGGTACCCTTAGCACAGGCACACCCAGAGCAGCAAGGAACTCAGGAATTATGTTAGCCTGACGATGGAACTCATCCCTATATGCCTTGGCTTCAGCGATCTCCTCCTCAGTCATACCTGAGGTATCTGACCTGTGAGCTTTGTAGGCTGGGAACAGTTCCCTACGACGTTTGCTCTTACCAACGTCAAAGCTGGTAAACACAACATCAGGGTCAAATCGATCAATCAGTGACCTGATACTCCGGATTGTTCCAAATATAGCACCAACACCCTTACCGTCACTGGTACTGAGAGCTTGCATGGAATAAGATGCCCATGCAAGCCCATTACATTCAATCAATAACGCTTTAGGCATTTAGTCCTGTTCGTAAAGATCGTCAACAGTGAGAATATCTGGAAGATCTTCAGGTGCAGCACATGCCCAATCGATAGGGCCTTGAACACCAGCAAGTCGCAAGCAATCTGAGAATTCCAGCAAGTCATGCTTAGCAATCTTCTTGTACTGCTTTGTCTCAGGATCAGTCCCACCATTGGGGATGTGTCGAAGCTCATGGTACAAGAGCATCTTCAATGCCTTCTTGTCAGGATCTTCATAATAGCCGAGACCATTGATGCGATCCTCGTTTACCTCGATGAGGTAAGTCACATCAGGGATGAGGGCATCGTAAGGAGGTCTGATACCACGGCACCGTCCCAACCACTTAGCCTTGTTGTAACCATAGCAGCTGAGCACGCAGAGACCACTGGGTAATATGTCTGAGAAGGTGTCCTTGTGCTGTTTCATGATAGCATTCACGAGCTTCATGTGATCAGGATTGACCTCTTCATACTTCTTTTTCTTCTTAGTCCCCTCTTCAGCCTCAGGGGATTTTTCATCTTTCTTAGCCATTTGGATTAACTCCTGGTGATACTTGTTGTTCTAACCGATCAACTACGGCTTCCCACCTGTGGAGGCTATAGCGAATATTTATCTGTCTCCAGATGATGCGATAAAGCAGCGCTATGACCAACGCGAGTAACACTGCTATAGCAACGAGGAGACCAATCAATAGACCATGCTGATGAATTGCTATGCCGAAGCAAACTGCTCCAACAATCAACAGCAGGATATCAAACATTGCAACGAATGGGGTCTGGTTCTCTGGCATATCAACCTTTAAATGCTTCCTTGAACTTCCTGAATTTCTCATCAGGTAACTTAGCGATACCCTCTACCATGTTGGCCACGTATCGTTTACCACGACCAGAAAAGGCAGATGGTAAATCATCCAACTCCTGGATGCCACTCTGAACTCTACTCTTCGTCTGGATCTTGTTCTTCAGACTCATTTGAACCCATGGGTAAAGAGAACACAACATCCTGAATTTCTTCTGAATGCTCACGGTAGAATTCAACCCAGTCCTTACGATAGAACGAGTCATCAATGCCTTCTATCTTCCAGAAAGAACCAGAAGACTTGAGCTTCTTCTTCTCAACAAGAAGCTCCCATGTGCTGCGTTCTTCGGTAATACCACCCTCGTAGAACATGATTGGGTACTTGCACTTCTGGAATGGAGGGAAACCATGGATCTTGTTCTTGATGGTCTCAGCTTCAATGAGTAGCCCGTCAATCTTCCGTTGCTTGCCTTTCTTCCTGTCCTCAGCCTTGAGCTTGGTAAGCTCAATCTTTCCGACCTTGCGCAAGTTTATTCGAACAGTAGCATAGAACCTGATAGCCCTACCACCAAAAGTGTTGTAATCATCGCTGGACAGCCTAGCCATACTCTTCTGGATCTGCTCTCTGAGCTGATTAATCACTATGATGGCTGTATTGGTCTTAGCCAGCTTGGACTTCATCTTTCTGAGCTCTTTAGAGATGATCTGAGCTTGTTGGGCGTACTGCTGTTCACCAACTTCTGCATCAAGTTCAGCCTTAGCTGTAGTTGTTGCTACACTATCCCAAACAATCAAGATGGGAGCTGAGGCATCAGTTACAGCAGTGGTGTCTATGATCTGTTCAATCTCTTCGAAGATGAGTTCAACAGTATCAGCATCAGAATAGATCACATGATTAAGGGGATCCTCTATGTTAGGATCTTCATCATAGGCTTCATGCCACTCTTCTATGGTCATGTCAAGGTGATCAAACAGGGCACACTTTGAAAGAAGGATACCACGAAGTCTATCTTTTTCCAGAGCGCACTCTGGCTCAAAGATCACTGGGAGTCCACCCTGCTCGAGGCAGTTAGCGATAGTGTTCTCCCAGAGAGCTGTCTTACCAGTAGCTTCCCAGCCAAAGATCTCAGTGATTCTTCCCCAAGGAACACCACCAGTCATCTTATCGAGCCAGCTTATTCCATATTTAAAGAACCCCTTGATCTCAAATGCAAGGTCGTCCTCAGCCAGCGTTTGGAATCTATGCTCTGACTTCTTACGGCTGCCACCAATCTTACTCATAACAGCCTGAGCTACTGAGGCGGCAGCTTTCACATTGGCCTTCTGCTCAACTTCCTCAGCTGATGTTGATTTCTTCTCAGGAGACTCCGTAGCAGCTGGTTTTATCGCAGTCTTCTTTGCTTTCCGTGCATCACGACGGGCTTTGGCCTTGGCACGTCTTTCGGCCTTCTGATCATCAGTCAGTTCCTTTGCCATCATCTTCCTCGTCATCGACTAGGTCATCTAGTCTTTTTGAATAAAAGTCAGCCAAAGCATCAAATCTCTTGAGCTTTAGACTGTCACCTATTTCAGCTAACCCGATGAGTGTCTCCATGATAAAGACACGCTCGAGTTGTTCGCTCATCTCCTCATGGGCCTCTTCGAGGTTTTCCCCAGGATCAATGGTGGCAGTCATCGAAACATGTGGTTTCAAATAAGCACTGCCACCATTGAGACTAAAGGAGACACTTCTACGTATTGTGAGCTCCTTGGGTTGCATAGAGACTATTTGCCTCTATTGCGTTGACGCAAACGGTTCTTAACCTGGTCACGGATATTGGAGGAATCATTACCACCATTATCCTCACCACCATCGTCATCACCGCCACCACTGCCATCAAGGATGTCAGCAAGCTCATCATATGATCTACACTTGATGACCTCTTCCCAGTCAGGGATGCTGTCAACCATTTCCTGACATTCATCAACATCACCATCAGGTAGCATGGGAGATGACTTGGGTCGAGGAGACACATCGTAAGTAGTGTCAAGACCCTTACCTGAACGTGTTACCTGGTAATCACGGCCAGACTCAAAGTCGAGGATGTCATCATACTCTTCATCCATAAAATCGCGGATGAGTGGATCAATAACTGACTTGGGGGCTTCCCACAAACGGGGAACAAGCTTGGAATCAGTACGGTCAATAACCCAGATAGCCCACTTAGAACGGGCACGGAGCTTCTTGGCGTACTCTTTGTCCTCAGCTTCTGAAGACTTGAACAGCTCCTCCACCTCTTCACAGATGGGGCAATCCTCGTCATAAGTAACCTTAGGGCACTTGTTGGGCTTGTTATTTACTCGATGGGTACCAGTCTCCTTGAAGAAGAGTTCATCATCTTCTACACCAACTGGTAGCACACGGAACTTTTTGGTTTCGTCTTCACCGATCTTAAATCGGTCTACACCACCACCGCCACGACTATTGATGTCTTCTCGTGCAGCAGCGAGTTTCTTCATCAGCTTGTCTCTACTTGCCATTTTCTCTCTTTCCTTTCATTCTGCCTAGTAGCGTTAGCGAGTTGACTCTAACTCCTTACGCATATTGGCGTTGATTGCCATGAGCATATCTTTTCTCTTATCGAGCGCTTGCTTACAAGCTGACAACAAACCTGCTTGCTTTTTTGCCTCAATGAGATCTTCGTTCAGTTGTTTTACTCTTTCATCCATGATCACAGCGTGACCAAGAGCCTTCTCTGTTGGCTTAGTGCCATACGTAGCAACGTAATCACCTGCCTTGTATTCATGGTAGACAACTGACTTCAGCTCCTCGAGTTCTTGTTCTAACCCATCCCTCTTTGAGATGGCTAACTCAGCCAGCACCGCAATGAAGCCAAAGTTAGTAGCCTGATTTAGTAGGTCATTCTGAATGTTGTTCTTATCGATGTCCAACTGATCAAGCATGTTGACAGTAACATTCTTTGGTGCCTTGCCCTTCCGCACCACGACTTGGACGGTAAGTAATGACTCTGGGTCTGCTCCTGATACACCAACAATCTCTGACATTGTTACTCCACTAAGATTCTAACTAAAGAGGTGAACGAGAATTGATCAAATTGATGGTCGTGATTCATCAAGAGGAAGTTTGTCCTTGTCTTCAAGCACATAGCCTTCCTTCTCTTTGTAGTTCGGACCATACTCTATGTCGTATTTAGATGGTACACACAACCACGACATATCAACTCCAGAGAAATACAACGGAGCATAATGACCAATGTTTCCCATAACCTGATCTATGATCTGTGACACGATGAGGAACTCATCCTTGTGCACATCCATAACAATACTATCATGAACTGTCATACAGATCTTACTGTCGAGTTTATGCTCAAACAATTTATAGTTCATGATACACAAGCTCATGAGGGTGCAATCACTGGCACCGCCCTGAATGGGATGGTTCACCGCACCACGATAGGCGTCGTTACGCTTGCCCTTGTTTGGGCTGAGTACCTCAGGGAACCTACGGATACGACCAAAGGGGGATATTGACATCTGAGTCCTTCTGCACTCGTCCTTGACGTCCTCAATCCACTCCTTTACTCCTGGGTAAGAGTCATAGAAGCCATTGATATACCCAGCAGCCTCCTCCTCGGTGATGTTCACACCCTCAGCAGCCAACTGGCCAACCATACCGGAGGCAGTGGTGCCATAAGGGATACCGAAGTTCACCTTCTTAGATACTGTCCTTCGCTCCTGGTCAATCTCACTTGGATCACACTCGTATAGCTTCAGTGCAGTCTTCATATGTAGATCTTCATCATCGTTATAGACTCTGCACATCTCTTGATCACCAGACATAGCAGCCAGCACTCTCAATTCAATCTGAGAATAGTCAGCGTCAACCATATACCCAGACTTACCAAAACGGGAGGTAAACATCTTCTTGACGTCACTCTTACGTGGTATGTTCTGAAGGTTGGGACTCCGTGAAGCCAGTCGACCTGTCTCTGTTCCTGCCAACTGGTATTGGGATCTCATGCAACCATCAACACCAAGGAATGGTGGACGGTGCTTCTGGTGATTATAGTTCAACACAGGAACAACATAGGTGCCATGCAACTTGGATGAAGATCGTTGCTCTGAAAGCAAGTCAATCATCTCATGCTGACCAGCTAATTCCTCTATCACTGACCCATCAGTTGACCAGTCACCAGCATCTGTTCTCTTGGTAGGTTGTAGTCCTATGTAGGCAAACAACACATCAGCCATCTGCTTAGGACTGTTAGGGTTGAACTCGAATAGAGGCTTCTTACCACGGTAGGGCTTACCATCACGCTTGGCTAATGCCTCTGCAGTCTTGTCCCTGATGAATGATTGTACCTCAGGTACATCTATCATCTGCTGGTAGATGTCATTATTCTTCTTGACGTAATAACTATCTAGGTACTTGACTTGGTCTACATCAACTGCTACACCATTCTGTTCTACCTGGGTGAGAGCATCACTAGCAATAGGCAGCAATGTATAGGCCAACCAGCTTAGGTCCTCATTGCCATCAGCCTCAAGCTTCTCCTTAAAGGCAAGGTAAACCCTGTAGGTACAGTCAACGTCTCCACAGTTGTAACGACCAAGAACCTCCAGCGGGATATTGTTATAAGAACCTCCGCTGTTTGGATCGTACTTCTTAGGATCAGATGCCTTGATCTCATCAAGCTCATTGTCGTACCCACCCATGTCAGTCAGCAAGTATGCTAACCTGCTCAAGCCATGCTTACCTCTGGTGCAATCCAACACATAGGACATGAGCATAGTGTCGGCAAAGATCTCAGCAGTCTGTATGCCTAGTAATGCCCGGACAAACAGAATATCGAACTTCACATTGTGACCAATGAGATACTTAGGCTTGGTGAATAATGGAGTGATGATCTTAATGAGCTTCTTCTCGTCAGCCTCTGACCATGGTTTACTAATGTGACCATTAAGGGGTAGGCAGTAACCAGTACCAGGCTTGGCACAGAAAGCAAGTGTGCCAATAGCAGCACCCTCTGAGTATGGGAATAGTGTGTTGGTCTCAACGTCGAATACAGCAACATCAAACTGAATCAAGTGGTCGACCATAGCTTGGGCTTGCTCTAAAGTGGTAACAGTCTTATAGTCAACTTCCAACGATGGCTTGTCTCTATGATCCAATTTGTTCACCGCCATATCCATGATGTCAAGGAAACCTGGAATGAGATGCTCATTAGTTGCTAGTGTGCCTGGGTGTGGTAAGGGGATAACAGTTACGTCATCATCAGCAAATAACCCCTTCTTAGGTTCTACAAGCTGACCTACCCAGGTAGTGATACCAGACTTGATAGACACTGTTGACAACGCTGGACCTCCACAAGGGAACACCAAATCTGGCTTTTGGCCCTTGGCTTCCTCATAGAGGAATCTCTGGCAGCATGTGATGGCCTTCTTGGACAGAGTCTTCTTAGGGCTCTTACACTTGACCACATAGGTGAAGTACACATCGTCAAGAGGGAACCCATATTCTTCCAGAGTGTCCTTGACAATGTGCCAATAGTTCATCACAAATCCTGTGCCCTCTCGGTCATCTTTCCGCTCTGGTACATCAGCAACAACCCACACCTTAGCAGATGGGTCACCTATTGGCTCTAGGCAGTGAGAGTTACAAGTCTGGTGGTGTGGGCAGTCATCACAAGTGTAGACCTTTGGTGCTTTAGGAGCCTTGGGCTTCTTAGCTCTCTTCTTAGTGACCTTCTTCTTAGTCTTGACATCTGACTTGACACTCACCTTGCTTAGCAAGGATGGTTTAGCCTTGGACTTTGACTTAACCTTGTTGAGGAGTGATGATTTGGCAGATGGTGATTTTGACTTACACTTAACTTTATCTAACAATCCCATGCAGTGAATTTCCAGATGTCAATGTTCTTCTCTGGGGGGAGTATCTGCCAAAACACAAAACGGCCATTGGACATCTTGGACAGCTCTACTCGCTCACCATTGACTAACCCAGCTGATAGCAAATAGCTACGAATCATAGCAACGTCATTGTTCTTCACTGCCTGAACGTTCATCATGTTCTTAGAGTCCTTCATGGCCCTACGAAGATCCATCTTGGTACCGTAGTTGATCTCTCCGAACAACCGCATACCTAACAACTCATGCATGAACACTACAGCATTAAACTCACACACCTCTCCAGGGAACCCTGTGTTAAGTATGTAGCTGAGGCTTGGGCCTGTACTCCTGATGAAGTCCAAAGCATCCTTAGCATTATCAACAGGGTACTTGTGGGGATAATGGCCAATGATGGCGTCGTCATCATTGATGGGCTCAGTCCTGACACCGAAGATGCCGTAACCAGTTGGATCATCAATCAGATGTTGAGCCCAATCAAGTATGGACTTTGAACCCTTCTTAGTGATACTGTCACCAAAGGAGAACCCTCTAAAACTGACCGTGGGCAAACCAAGGGACTTGATGTTCTTCATAGATTCTAACTTCTCACCCATTGGATTCTCCTATGGCATCATATAGCATCTTTATGTTAACTATTACCTGACTGATGTAGCAGGTCACTTCAGCATGAACACGGATGTTTCTTGGGTCAGCAAAGTCTTGTAGTGTTTGGTGACAAGTGTCGAATATGACTTTGCCGCTTCTGATATCAACAAGCTCCTCACCTATAATCTTACATTCATATGCATAGATCAACAGCTCTAAGCTATCCAGCATCCTGACAACAATGGACTCCATGTTTTCAAAGTCATCCCATTCAACGATGTCTTGAAGTGCGTTAACACCAATGATGTCATCCTTGTTGTCATTGATATAATCATTGATAATGTCCTTGTTCTCTAGCTTTGCATGGTAGGGAATATCCATGCTGACAACTTCATCAGCGTCATGCAAAAGGCACCGAGACAAGATATTCAACTTCTGAGTGTCTGAAAAGCATGACACCTTGCTGAACATGATCAGTGCTAGTGTTGCCACGTTACAGGAATGCTCAGCGACAGTCTGCTTCTTACGACTTGAAGGGCACAGGCACATGCGGTATATTTCCTGAGTAAGCCTATACTGACCTGCCTCTGGAACAGACTTAGCATGTGACCCCAACGCTTCGAACAGTTTAGCATGGTGCTCTGTTCGAAGGGGGCCGATGTCTGGATCCTGTTCTAGATCCTTGACCAGCGCATGGTAGTCATTATGCACTTTCGGTGTAAGTCCTGTCAAGATAGTTATCGACTGACAAGGCAATGTCACTGCCATCGACCTTCATGTTCTGCCAGTAACCAGAGATGGCTCCATTGATGGCATTACCATTAGTAGATATCATGTCAGCCAGCACAGTAACCACCATATACTGCCACAACTGACATAGCTCCCATGATGCTTGCTGGTCTCTAATGTACTTGGTCACCTTCTGGAAGTCGATGTTGTCTGCGCTGAGATCTTCATCGAGTGAGAGCATGAACCCTTCAAGGAACTTGGAAATGTCTTCAACAGTCTTGCCCTTAGGAACAGCAGGGAACCTCACAACGTCCTCAGGAGCACCATAGTTGGTTTCCTGGGCCATCTTCTCTGCACGAGCATAGTGGTGCTCATAGACGTGCATAGAGCCAACCAAGTGGTGGTAGGTGCCAAGTTCAGCATCCAACACCTGTGCATAAATCTCATGGAGGATAGACCACTCCTGGAAGTTCACACCAGTGAATCCCCAGATAGCATCGTTACTTCGAACGTAAACACTCATGTGGAGTTTGTTTTCTGAGTCAATGCGGAACTGAATGAGGTCATTGCAAGGGTAGTCCTTAGTGCCACCATTGTAGAACGCTGGTGCTTCTTCAGAGGCATCCCAAATGTTAATAATAGCCTGACGTGAATGACGATCATGCTTGAGCATGTCTTCTATGAACTGCATCTGGTCGATGCCCTGGTTGCCATAGCGACGAAGACGAGGACCATATCCAGCACGCCATACAATGCCATCATCAGAGAAGTCTTTAGCACGAGGCAAGTAACGGCCAAGCCAATCAACGTTGCTCTTACCTGAGAGCACCCACAGGACTTCAGCACACTGAGCAATGGGGTTGTTGTTTCTTCCTGGGTAGAACAAATAACGATCAGCAGGGTTAGCAATCTCTATTGCCATACCATAGATCTCTTTATAGGTAGTACCACGTGAAGTGGTTGGCTTACCCTCTGACATGACAGCCTGAAGCACTTGCTGAAGTCCATCATTGATTCCGTTACATTTGATTTGATACATTGTCTCTCCGAGTTTAACTTAGGTTGAACACGGAGAAAGAACGAAAACTAAGAGAAAATGAGATGTGGTGATTTCACCAAATGAAAAAAGGCAAGATTAAGCATTGCACCTAATCTTGCCTCTCACTCTCTTTGCGAGGAGATGTGAATTGTGTATTGGTTACTTTTATTTTAGCTCTGATTTCACATCAGACAAGAAGTTTCCAAAATGCTTGGCTGCCAATTCTAAGACAGTTACCAAGTTAGAACGAGTTAGCGCAGAACTGTCAGAAGCTTCTGACGACTCTTCGGAAGGCTTAGAAGTGACGACTTTTTTGTCCTTTTTAGGCTTCTCTGCTTTGGCCACAGGCTCGTCGGGGGCTGCATCGGTACCAGTGGCCTCTTTTTGGCCCTTCAGACGTGCTCTGGCCAATTGCACGTGTTCCTCGACGCTATTAGAGGGGGCTGAAGCTTCATCACCCTGTTCTTTAGGGGTATCATTATCGTCATCGACACTAATATGGCCATTTTCGTCGCCCTCCTGGGTACCAGACTCCTTCTCAGTGGCAGTGGTGGTCTCTTTAGCCTTTGTGGGCTCAGCACCAACCAGGCACACATCTCCAGGAGCAATTTTTACCCGATCACCACCTTTAATGCGGATAGTCAACATACCATCACGAACACCGACCTTCCGAACCTTGCCAGTGACTGTTTCACCATCATGTTCAAAAGATACTTCTGCACCTTTAGTGATTTCTTGAGAAGAAGTCTCTGGAGTATACCCATCTTCAGCTGAACCATCTTCATCAGGTTCCTCTTCAGCACCATCATCTGCTGTGTCAAGAGTCCCAAAGACTTCATTAAGGGCAGTAACAGCATTCTTAAGTGCACCGGAGGCATCACCTTTGTTATAGAGGTCAATCTCTACGTGATCCTTCTCGAGTTCAGCACTCCACTCATCAGAGATGTCACCGAGCTCATCATCAAGACGTGCCAATGAGCCCTCAGAGCCACTAGTAACGAAACTGAGTATGAGCTTGTCACACCCAACCTTCAAGCTGGACAGGCAGTCCTTGAGGACATCATCACTGACCACGATAACCTTGTCGTCACCAGAAGGGGTGACACTGGAATCAAGTATAGTGGCATCAATGCCCTTGAGTCCTTCCTTCACTTCGGCGACTGAATCTGTATCGCCCCAAACAATAGCTGCAATTTTAGACACTGCTTCTCCTAGATTATACCAATGATACGACCATGTATTTTGTCGTTGCGTTCTATGACGGGTCGAACGATCATCTTGTGAATTCTGAAGGATGTGTCAATGAGGGAAGGGTGAGATTGTGCAATGGATGATACATTAATGGAAGTATCAGGTGCTTTCGGGTGTGTTGCTATCTTGCCAAGTATGGTGTTGTGGTCATACCACTTGCCAGTGAGGACATGAGGGACTCTGGGTACTTGTAGTTCTTTGGACATGGCTACGATACCAGCAAACCCACAGAACGAATTATCAATATAGCTATCATACACCATGATGCGGGGAGCATTGACAGCTCCATACTTTGGTGACTGGTCAGGGCCACCATACATAACACAGAACACTTGAATCATTGGACGACTGCCTAGGTTTCTCTGTTTGTATACGGTGAGTTTATCCTGAACACCGATGCTCTTGAATGTCTGGCTTACATAGTCATTGTCGCAAAACCATTCACCACCATTGACCTCACTGTGCAAGCCAAAGGTGACCAGCTGACCTTTGGGTAGTTCCAAAGCAACAACATCCTCTTCCTTGTTGAGGGTCTCGCTAAGCTGGCCACCATTGAGGTATGCTGAATACTCAATCACAGTCTACACCTTTGACCAACACCTTCCCATCTTCAACAACAAGGTGTGGCCTAATGGCAGGTTTAGTTCGGAGCCCTTCCTCACCTATGACAGTGAAAGCCTTCTTAGTGACCTCAACAGCATAGGATGGAACATCATGTGGCTTGTTGAACTTATCAAAGATTTCAACAGTGTCCGTTTCATCAAACTGGAACTTTCTCTTCAGTACCTTGATCACATTACGGACATGAGCGTAGACAACATCGTACTGACCATCATTGGGTGTAGCAGGTTCAGTTGCAGCTGGTGGGTCAGCTGGTGCCTCATCACCATGAACACTCTTCGTGATGTTAGTCCGGACACGCTCGTCAGATAGCTTCTTGCAAGCAGCCTTAAGGTTACATTTCTTGCACACCTTGTCACGGCTGTAGAAGGACACCCCATAGCAGTCAGAGCCTTCCTCGGAGACACGCATGATCACCCTCTCTTGAAGGATGCCTTTACTATACAGCCAATCTAAAGCGAAAGGAGACAGCTTGGACAGTCTCTCTGGACTTGCTGCTTTCACGCATTGGCTAATGGCCTTAATAGCCAGCTCAGATTCACAAGACAGGTTTATTTGGAGGTCCAACTCCTCACCAATGATCCGTTGTGCCTTCAGTTCATTAATAGCAATCTGGTTTTCTGACATCAGCTAGCATCCTTTGCATCAAAGAATCCCTCGGGAAGATCATGACCATGAAAGACATGCTTCTTGATGGCTTCCACCCTGTTAAAGATGTGACGAGCACGGGGACGAGTAAGACCAAAGTATTCAGCCACAGCAGGTGGGTACTTCATCTTGAGGTATTTCTTGTCACCGAAAGATTCAGCCTTATTCTTCCTGGCTAGCTGAACAGCCATGACCCTATGAACACCAGATGATGGATTTGACATTTCACGATACACAACTTGTTCCATAGCCGTCATCATACTTTCAGCATGGGCTACAGCTTCATTCATCATGACTTGTTCAACAACACCACCATAGGTATCGAACTCATCTGACAAGTCCATGATCTCGTCAGCGGTGGCCCCAGATTCAGTGGTCATGGCACTCATATGGATGACTACGCCACTCTTCTGCTCATTCATCTTTCTGAACGCTGTTATAGAACTTCGCTCGTGTTCAATTGCATCTTGCTCAACAATCTCAGCCAACTTGGTTCTAATCTTGATAATGTCTTTCTTAGTGACCCTCTTGCCCTTAGCTTTACGTTCGGCCACTTCTATCTGGACACCTTCTTCGATGTCCTGTTCTGTGTAGTGGTCAAACTCATATGTGTAGGATTTAGGGACATGCTTTTGTTGCATCAAATGACGACGCAGTAGAGACCTAATGTGGTTACTGCATGCAACAGCAAAGCTACTAACCCAGTACTCAACTTTACACCGACCAGCGTTGAGGTACTCAGAGAGTTTCACGAGACACTCACACTGCAGATCTTCCTGATTTAGGAAAGGGTTGCTGTCTGGATTTTTGTACTTCTTGACGTTACACTGAATGATTTTTCGCACTTCTTTTGCGTCGGTATCATTCAAACCGAGTTCAGTAAGGGGTAATTCCATTCTTCCTCGCATCACACAACCATTAAATAGCCGCACTGTTGAGTTGGGTATGCTTCGGCACTACATAACCAACTCCCCTGGTCGTACAACCAGCCAAACTCCGATACACATTAGCCTCTCGGCACTCTGCCAACCCAACAGAGCATTGGCACGGGTAAACCAATAGTGGATAACCACATTTGCTGTGAACCACAAACTGAACATGCCCTGTACTGGAGGCACGCTTGGAACACAGCACCCGCTATCACCTTTAGGAGCAACCCCAGCAGGGCACCTAAAGGATCGTCGATTTGGGTGTTCACTTAGGGGAAGTGAACAATCACTTTTTAAAGAACAACCACACCTAAGTGTGGGTCAAATTTTTAGGGAGCTAACCAGAATTGCCAAGAAGATAATCCTTGGCTCGGTTTTCAAGACCTTGAACGCTGTCAAGAATGTCCTTAGCCTTACTGTCCAGGTAGACATGGTACATATGGATTCGTGACCGCAGTTTCTCAATCTCAGACAGTCGATTCTCAGCAAAGGTGTTCTTACGTCGTTCGGTTCGAGTATCGTCTTGTTCCAACTCTTCAATCTTGCTCGTCAGTTCTTCGATGGTGGACATAGCCTCGTCAACCACAGCACGCTTCAGTGCTTTACGACCATTAGTACCATCCGGCATGGGTACGAAGTCGAAGTAGTTGTCACCAGGGATCATGTCAAACAGCTTGATAACCTTCTCACCAAGCTCCTCCGACTCGGGTGGGGCGAAGTACACACCACCAGCTTTGCGCATACGCACAAGGTCGGCTTCAGACGAGAACAGACGTTTAAGGTATTTCCTGAACTCAGTGGTAGTATACAAGTCACGTGTGTCGTTGAACATCTTAACAGCTTGCTCACGAAGCTGAGCATTGTCACTCCAGATGAAGAGGTTGGGATCATCACTCTTCACATGCTCTTTCAAGATAGCAATCTTGGAGTCCTTAGTATACTTCACAGCCTTGTTGACTGTGCTATCACTGGCGTCTTCTTCAGTCTCGATTGTATCGATCTGGTAGACGATCTGGCCAGGGGTATTATCAATTTGGGTAATCGCTTTGTCTTCCTCAAGAGTCTCGATCACACGCTTAAACGTGGTGGTACCCTTAATCTCCTTAGCGTGCTCGTCGGACAAGTCACAGGCACGCAGAAGATTGAGGAAGTCGGTTCGGTTGATACGAACCATTGAACAGTCCCAGTAGATCCAGTAACCAAGGATGGCGTTGGACTCAGCAGCCTGTTTGGCCACATCCTTCACCTGC